TCCAGGCGGCGGTGAGCTGCGCCTCGTCGGCCGCAGCCTCCACATCGGCGAGCGCGGCCTCGAGATCGAACGTCGGCGCGATCAGGGTCTCGCCCGTGGCCGGATCGACGGTCTTCACCTCGGCGATGCGCTCGGCCTCGTCCTGGTCGTAGATACCGGAGTAGCCGAAGGCCAGGCGCGCGCACTGGATCATCGCCTTGTGGCGCAGCATGCGCCGCGGGTGCGAGGTCCATGGTCCCACGTTCGGGCGGCGGCACTCGCTCATGTACTCGGTCACGCGCACCGGATGGCTGCGGTCCTTGCGGTGGATGATGCAGGTGCAGCTCTCGGCGTCCTGCTCGAAGTCCATGCCGTCGAATTGCGGATGGCTGTTGATGATGCGGCTCCAGCCGTCCACGCCGACCACCGGCACGATGCCGTTGTTCTTGTCGGGGAAGGCGTAGATTTCCTTGGTCCAGGGGTTCAGGCCGTACTGGTTGGCGACGACCAGCAGGGCGGTCATCTGCGCGTCCGTCACTTGGCCCTTGAAGGCCGTGGCCTTGAGCGTTTCCATCAGGCCCGAGCCGTCGCCCATGTCGAGCTTGGCGGCGAGCCGGCTGGTCAGCGTTGCGAGTGCGGTGGACAAGGTTGCTCCTTTCGGTGAGCAGTTGAGATTCAGATCAGTCCGAGCCAGTCGCGCAGGCGCTGCCAGAGCGAGCGGTGCTGCGGCACTTGCACCGGCACGAACGACAGCGGCTGGGTGGGGGCGGGCATTTCGGCGTAGCCGACAGCCAGCAGGTCTTCCACCGGGCGGCATCCAAGGTGCGAGCAGGCGCTCACCGATTGGCAGTCGTCACAGATCACGCAGTTCTCCTCGCGTCGATGTCGTTGAGGGCGCGCACGATGCGCGGCACGTCCGGGTGCAGCGGGTCGATCTCGCGCAAGGCCCAGCGCAGGTAGAAGCCGCGCCACAGGTCCACGATGGGGCGCAGGGCGTTCATGCATCCCTCGCTTTCAGCATGGCGTCGGCGAACATGAATGCTTCCAGCGCGATCTGCGTCGTGAACGCGAGTTCGGAAGGCGTCTTGTTCGCCTCGAAAGAGCATGTGGAGAGCAACGCCTGCATCGCCTTGGCCGCGAAGTAGTCGCGCAGCGACATGCCATTGGCGGCTTCGCGATTGCTGTTGATGTAGTCCCAATCGCAGGGAAACGCGGGACTGTTTCGGTGGGTGGTGTTCATTGCACGGCCCTCACGGAAAGCGCCCCGCCGATCTGCTCGGCAAGGCCCATGTGCTGCATCACGCAGGCGCAGGAGTCCTCGCTCATGGCCTCGAAGGTCAGCACCTGGCCGGGGGCGCAGATGCGCACGGAAAACGCGCGCAGGGCCTGCGGCTCGTTGGCCGCCTCGCAGCGCTCGCGGGGGATGCGCTGGGCGTTCATGCGGCCTCCGGCGTGTAGTCGAGGGCCTGCAGCTTGGAGATGCGGTCCAGAATCTCCTGCTGCCGGGTCAGCCACTCGGCGCGCGCATGATCCAGTTCGGCCTGCAGCGCCTTGACCTGTGCGGCCACGAGCGTGTCGCGCGACTCCAGCGTCAGCGTGACGGAGGCTTCGCCGCAGCGCGCCCACGGGTTGCTGCCTTTGGCCATGTCGTAGCTGGTGAGATGCAGGCGGCTCAGCGCATCGCCGTGCTTTCCTTCCTTGATGAGCCGCAGGATGGTGTCGATGCGCTCATGGGACGGCAGCCACGCCGGGAGCGTTGCGGAGATGGTCAGCTTGTCGGCCATGGCGCTCACTCGCTTTCCGTGTTCATGTCGGCGAAGTGCTCGGCCACCCGGTCCAGCAACTGCTGCACGCGCGTCTGCACGTTTTCGCCGGCCGCAGCCTTCACCAGCAGCTCCACCGACTCGCGGTGGAAGTCGCGGTAGTCCATCGCGTCGAAGAGCACTTCCCAGGCTTGCTGCAGGCGCTGCGGGCGCGGCAGCCCTTCGGCGCGCGGGGCGCTGTAGTCCCACACCCAAGCACCGAGCGACGAGGTCGCGCCCAGGTCGCCCCGGAGCATCTTCTTGAACTCGGCGGCCTTGTCGGCTGCGGCGGCGTGGCGTTCAGCCGCATCGGTGAGGGCGCCGTAGTGGCGCTCGGCGTCGCGGACGGGGTTGTCAGTGAACATCGCTCTGCTCTCCTGGTTGGTGCGCCGGTTCACTGGCGCGATGGAGCAGATTATGCACACTGCATAAGCAAGATCAAGCAGAATGCATATCAACGCGGCTCAGCCGATTACGTACACGGATACGTAGCGTCGCGCGGAAACGAAAAAGCCGCCTCGGTGGGCGGCTGGAAAGGACGAGGGCGGCGCCCTCTAGTTCATTGCCGTCGAACGCATGCTCTTGGCTATCAGAGCGGTCATCGGCCAAGCGCGGGCGACACGCCCAAGGATGCGGATCTCGTCTGCGGCGGCCTGGCGATCGCGGCGGTCGTCCACGACGACACGCACGTCCAGGTCGGCGAATTCAGGGACGCTCTTTACGTCAATGATTTTGCGCAGCTCGGCTCCGGTGCTGTTGCCGTTTGCCGAGATTGCGTCCACATACTCGGCGCCGAAATGGAAATCGAACGAGTGCTTCTTTCCACTCAGACCCAGGAGCGGGGTGGGACGCGGCTTTAGCTCGAGGTCCGGGCGCCAGCTTCGCAGATGCATCGCAACCTCATCTTTGAAGTGCTCCGCCCCTATTGGAAGCCCAATGTGCTCGCGCTCCCAATTGGCGACAGAGATCAGCGCGGAGGTGAAGCGCGCAAAGGCAACACTCGACTGCTCGGCTGAGGCTAGCAGCTCGAACGTACCATCGTCGGTGAGGGCGGCCCCATAGGGCTTAATGGCGGACTTCAGCGGCGTCCAGCGGCGCTTATCGCTGACGGGAAGGCCAACGCTGCGCAGGTGCAGAAGCGTCGTCCCTTCATCGGAGAGGTGGACGAAGCCTCCATCGATCGAGGCGAAGATCTCGATTGCGCCGCCGTCCGCGAAGGTGAAAGGCGAATACACCGCTATCACCTCGCTGCCGTCGCGGGTGTCCATTGGCTCACAGCGCATGCCGATGAGTTGGTGGAAATGTTCGCAGTTCATCTCAGGGTGTACGCGTCGAAATCAGGCAAACGCGGGTCGAGTGTCAGGTTGCAGTTTACGCAGAATCGTTGCTCTGCCGCCATAGGGGAAAGGCTTGCCCATGTCGGGTCCGCATCAATGCGCGCCGCCCCGATGTGCTCGTGCGAATACTCATGATCGCCAGGGCGGACGCCCTTCTTGTGGTTGACGTGCAGCTGGTAAACGCGCTTGCGGCCACCGATCGCGTCGAGCTGAAACAGGGTGTAGACGTACCGCTCCATGACGACGCGAGGCGCACGAAAAACGACCATCTCAACCTGCAGCCCGGGGATCGTCGCGCCATCGGCATCCACCACACCGAAGGCATTGACGATGGTGTGCGCGTGCGACCGATCAGGGCGCCACTCGGACATCGGCTCGCCCCACTTGGGGATCGCCATGATGGCCCGGGCCTCCGGTGCTGGAATGGATTGGGTGCTCACTCAGTCTTGCGTGCGTGGCGGTCAGTTCTCCCGCGAGCCGCGCGGGCGCGGTGTCATCGGTCAGGCGTCCAGCCTTTGCCCTGCATGCACGCCTCAAAGATCATCGTCTGGCGCAGCGGTGGGGCGAACGGCACCGAGTACGCTTGCGCGCGGCATTGGTTCGATTCCATGTTGAAGTCCTGCTCGGTGCTTCCCGGCTTGCTCCAGGTCTTCGGACTGGCGCAGCCGGCCAAGGCCAGCAGCGCGATCGAGGCCGCCGCCAGCGCGCGCGTCATTGTTCGCACCGAAACAGGACTTCGGACTCCGGCCACCGCCCCAGCACGCCGGAGGGAATCTCCTTCGTGTGGATCATCTTTGCGGCCTTCTTGCTCTGTGCGCAGTAGGCTTGCGCGTCCTGCACGGCCTGCGCGGTGAGCTGCATCGGTTGCACCCAGAAGCCATCACCCTGGCGGGTGATGGTGTAGTAGCCATCCGCCTGTGGGATGACGCCTGTTGTCGGCACGGCGCACCCGGTGAGCGCCAGCAGCAGGGCCGGCAGCATAAGTCTCTTCATTGCTTCTCCTTGTTGCTCGCGAGCCGCGCGGACGCTCGTCAAACCTGCTCGCTCTTCCACACGGTCAAGATCTTCCCGAACACCTCGAAGCCCTCCGAGGCGACCATCTTGGGTGTGATGTCGAAGGGCTCGTAATCGGGGTTCTTGGACTTGGCCCGAAGGATTACGCCGTTCTCGGTCGGAAGGCGCTGCAGGATCTTGATGAATCCGTGGTCGTCCACGCGGAAGAAGTACACGCCATCCACATCGACCTTCTTTACGCCGGTATCGCATAGGAGCGGGTCGCCTGGGTTGAACATGCCTCGCATCGACGGGCCGAAGCCGGTGACGATGCAAAGGTTCTGCACGCCCGTGTGGTGAGGCACGTTCAGGCGGAGCCATTCGGGATCGACGCGCCAGCTCTTGATGGCGCCGGGCGGCTGCGCCTCGAGCACCAGCCCGTGTCCCATCGCACCTGCGGCTGCGTATTGGTGAATGACGAGATCGCGGCTGTCTTCCTTCGCCGACTCGGTTTCGTCGCGGTCAAACCAGCCGCGGCCCAGCTCGTACTCGTCTTCGATCTTCTCGGCGAGTGAATCGCCGAGGCCGCGGTCGCCGGCCGCGATTGCGCTTAGGTACGTCGAGGGAGTTTCGACGGCCGACGCCACCTCGGCCGCTTTGGCGACGTGTTGAAACAGCCACAGCAGCCGCTCACGGCGGCGCTTACGCCGGGCACTTTCCCTCTTCTCCATTTGCCCAGCATATGCCGCTTGCATAGCGGGACGATATGCACTATGCTCCGTGAAAACTTGCGCACTGTGCATATGTCACCGATCAATTTGCGAACGTACTTGGACGGGCTGCCACGCGGCGGGATCGCCGAGCTGGCCTCTGAACTCGGCATCTCGAACATCTATCTGCTGCAGCTCGCCGCCCGTCAGGACGGCCGCAAGCCCAGCCCCGAGCTGTGCGTGCAGATCGAGAAGGCCACGCACGGCGCCGTGACCCGCAAGGAGCTGCGGCCGGACGACTGGCGCGCGATCTGGCCCGAGCTGGCCGCCTCCAACGAATCGAAGAAGCCGCGCCATTAAGAGCGCACGACGACGAAGGAAGAAACCATGTACTCCGATCCCTCGCTCATTCGCAAGCACACCGTGAAGCTCTCGTTCAACGACAACGAGGCCGCACTGGTCGATGCGTTCGTCCGCTACACGGGCGAAGAGAAGGCCGCGTTCATCCGCTCCCTGATCCTGGAGCGCGCGCAGGAGGTGCTGGGTCATGCAGCGGAGTCTGCCGCCGCGTCGTTCCCGATGCGAGCCGCACAAGCGTCCTTCCTCAGCGCCTGAAGGCGCTTTTTTCGGTAACTCAAAAAGCACTGTTCCGTGCCCATTGAACACACCGCCCTGAGCGACCGCGAGCTGTACGCCTTGGAGCAGGTCGCGCAGCAGCGCGGCATCAGCGTCGAGGAATGCGCCGAGCAGATGGCGAAGGAAGCACTCGAAGCGCGGGTGCGCCGGAAGACTGGCCGCGCGCCGGCCAAGGTCTACGAGCTGAGGAGGAAACACTGATGCAACAGCTCCCCATCGACCTGGCCATCGCAGCCGGCGACGCCGCGATGCAGGCATGCACCGACAAGGCTGAATCGATCGGCTTTTCCACCGACGCGGCGCGCTCGTTCGTGCTCAACGCCCTGGCCGAGTACGGCCCGTGCTGGGGTGAGGGGCTCGTGGACCTCGCGCACACGTCCGGCCGCGCCGACCTGATCGCGCACGACGAACGCGCTTGGGGCACGGTGTTCGCCTCGCTCGTGCGCCGCAATCGAATCCGCTGCATCGAGTACGGCTTGCGCAGAAAAGGTCACGGCACCGCCGGCGCGCGTCGCTGGGCGCTCGTGCAGTAGCAGGAGGGACTTTTAAGTGACTCAACAATTCGCGTCCCTGCCTGCTTGCGGCACGAAATCCCCCAGCCTAATGGTCGGCCCTGAGAAGCTCAGCAGTTTGTCAGACGGCGCTGACGTTTCGGGTCGTTGCATGTCTGACGGCGAGCGGGCGCTGCGCATCGCGCTGGCCGACTCGATGGCGAAGCATTACGACGCCGAATGGCAGCAGTCGAGCAACTTCGCCGACCTGGGGCGCGCCCACTGGCACGAGCTGCGCAAGCAAGCGCTGGAGGGCTCGCGTGGCTGATCTGCCCGAACCGCTCACGCCGGCCGACTGCGACCTGCGCGACTTCCAGTACATGGAGCTGGACGTGCGCCGGCTGCGCGACTCCGAGTTTGCTGCGGGCGCATCCGGCGAGGCATTCCGCGCGGGCGTGCTGCTGTGGTGCGCGGCCTGGCACCAGATCCCGGCCGCCTCGCTGCCGGACAACGACATCGAACTGGCCAACCTCGCCGGCTACGGGCGCGTGGTCAAGGAGTGGAAGAAGGTGCGCGCCGAGGCCCTGAACGGCTTCGTGAAGTGCTCGGACGGACGCCTCTACCACGCCGTGATCGCCGAGAAGGCCCTGGCTGCGTTCAAGGCGAAGGAGGCCCATGCCTACAACCGATTCCTCGATCGGCTGCGCAAAGAGAACAAGGGCCGCGAGAAGGAGGGCAAGCCGCAGTTCGGAATTCCGACGATGGAGCAGTGGAAATCCGGCGCCTACCCCCACGGAATTCCGCCGACCAAGCAAGCGACTTCCGATGGAATTCCGGCGGAAAACGCTCTTAGAGGGAACGGAGAGGGAACGGAACGGAACGGAGAGGGAGACTCTCTTTCCGTTCCTGACGGAACGGGCGGCGATGCCGCCGCCATGGGCGCCGAGGCAGTCGCGAAGCTGACCCGGGACGAACTCTGGCGCGCCGGCAAGTCGCTGCTGCACGCCGAAGGCCGCGGGCTGCCCATGGCGCAGTGCGGCTCCTTCGTCGGCAAGCTCGTGAAGGACTACGGCGACCAGATCGTGGTCGATGCCGTCAGGGCAGCCGTCGTGGCGCGTCCTGCCGATCCCGTCGAGTACCTCAAGGCCGCCTGCATGCGCGCCAAGGGCGAACGCGCCACCCCCAACCGCCAAGAAGCGCTGGAGCAGCGCAACCGCCAAGTGGCCCACGACTGGGCCAGCCAAGGAGACCTCCATGCAACGCAGTGACCGCGAAGCCTTCGGCGCGCTCGTGACGGACGCGCTGGCCTACTATGGCAAGGACGCCACCCGCTTCACGCTGGATGTGTGGTGGCAGGCCTGCCAGCCCTTCACGCTCGAGCAGGTGAGTAAGGCCCTGACGGGCCATGCCACCGACCCGGAGCGCGGTCAGTTCGCGCCCAAGGTCGCCGACATCGTGCGCCAGCTCGCCGGCACGTCCACCGATCGCGCCGCGCTCGCCTGGGGCAAGGTGCATGAGGCCATGAGCGCCGTCGGCGCCTACCAGGACGTGCTCTTCGATGAACCGGCCATCCATGCGGCGGTGGAGGACTGCGGCGGCTGGCCGAAGATGTGCCGCACGGACCTCAAGGAACTGGGCCTGCTGCAGCACCGGTTCATGCAGAGCCACCGCGCCTACACCGAGCGCGGCATATTCGACTATCCGCGCCAGTTGCGCGGGGATCGCTCGCCGGATTCCGAGTACGAGAAGAAGGGCCTCCCGCCGCCGCGCCCGGCCGTCGTGGGGGATCGCGAGCGTGCCAAGCTCGTCTATCAGGGCGGTGGCGCCGGCAAGACTGCCATCACCTTCGCGCCGGTCCTTTCTGCCCTACCGATGATCGAAGCGCCGCGGAGGCGCGCATGACCCGCCCGCCGTCCTCCGCGCAGATCCGCGCCCATGCCTCCCGGGCCTTTCGCAACCGCCAGCACGCCCAACGCCAGCTCGGCGCCTGGGGCCTGCGCGCGCCGGCCGTGATGGAGACACCGCTGTCGCTGGCCGAAGTCGCCTTCGGGCTGGAGCGCGGATTGATTGCCCCGCGGCAGGTGCAGCGATGAGCCAGAACCCCCTGCACTACGCCCGCGAAGAGTGCCTGCCGTACCTGCGGATGGTGATCGCGCTGGCCGACAAGGACTACGCGGCCTGGTCGATCCGCGACACCTTCGCTCGACTGCCGTGGGTGGAAAAGGAGATCGGCGCCGAAGTGCGCAAGGCATGGCGCGAGCGCTTCGCGCATCAGGAGGCGGCATGAGCACCGACCGCATCACCCTGCGCCTGCACTCCCCCCAGCAAGGCGCGCGAGAAGTGCGCGAGGCGTGGCAGTGGATCAAGGCCATGCTCACCGCCGGGCACCGCCTGACCTTCACCGTGCGCAAGGAAACACGCAGCGTGAAGCAGAACAACCTGATGTGGTCGTGCCTCACGGACCTGTCCAAGCAGGTCAAGTGGTTCGGCAAGCACATGGAGCCCGCGGGCTGGAAGGACTTCATCACTGCGCACCTGGCAGGTCAGGAGCTGGTACCGAACATGAACAACGACGGCTTCGTGGTGATCGGCCACGGCAAGAGCACCTCGGACATGACGATTGCCGAGATGACGGCGGTCATTGACCTGTGCCATGCGTTCGGCGCCGAGCAGAACGTGCAGTGGTCGCCGACCTCGCTGGGCGAAGGAGCCACGGTATGAAGCCGCACCTGCGCATGTGGCGCGGCATGTGGTACTGCGGTCTGTTCCATACGAACCCGGAGTGGTGGTCCTGCGCCCAAACGCCCGCCGAAGCCTACGAGCTGTGGGCGAGGAGGCGAGCATGAAGCGCTCCGCTCCCATGAAGCGCACCCCATTCCAGCGCAAGGACGGCCCTGCGCGCGAGCGGGGCGAGCACCCCAAGGCCAAGGCCGAGCGCTGCAAGCACTGCAAGACGGCGCTGGGCGAGCGCGAGCGCGGCATCCATCCCGCCTGCGTCGATGGCTGGTACGCGGCGAACAAGGACAAGATCGCCCGCAAGATCGCGGCCAAGAAGGCGAAGGAGGCCAAGGCCGAGCGGGCGGCGGATCGCGCCAAGCGGCAAGCGCTCAAGAAGATCCCCGAGTTGATCGCCGAGGCGCAGGAAGCCTTTAACGCCTACATCCGCGCGCGGGACCGCGACCTGCCCTGTTTCGTCTGCGAGCGGCCCTTCGATGCGGCCATCCCGGGCCGGGTGATGCACGCCGGGCATGTGCGCAGCCGCGGCGCGGCCGGGCATCTGCGCTTCCATGAGGACAACTGCCATGGCGAGTGTGAGGGCTGCAACGGCCCGCACGGCGCCAAGCCGCACGAGATCAAGGCCGGAGCCATCCGACGCATCGGGCCGGAGCGGTTCGAGGCGCTGGAGGCAGACAACACCCCGCACAAGTGGACCCGCGACGAGCTGATCGCCATCAAGAACGAATACCGCGCCAAGCGCAAAGCACTGGAGAACAAGAAAGCATGAAACCCACCGAAGCCGATCAGGCCCTCCTGCGCGCCATCCAGGGCATCGTCACGGCCGCCGAGATGGACAAGGAGCGCCCGGACCTGGCGCCCTTCAAGCCCAAGATGCTGCGGCTGGCCGAGCGCGGCTGGCTCACCGTCACCCCCACCGCCAGCGCCCACCTGTACGAACTCTCGCCCAAGGCGCGCCGGTTCCTCGCGGGTGACGCCAAGCAGGGCGAAGTCGCCCGGCCGCGGCAGGACGACTGGCGCAAGGGCGATCCGTTCACCGGCGTGCAGTGGACCCCGGCCCGGATCGGGGCGACGGACCACGAGCGCGTGAAGTCGCGGGGGATGTGATGGACCAGATTCTGCGAAGCCTCACCCCGATCCAGTGCCATGTGCTGGAGCATCTGGTGGAGACCGACCGCCGCGAGGACGCCTGCCGGGCACTGGGCATCGGCGCGAGCACCTTCGAGGCGCACCTCGCGCAGATCTACCAGCGCCTGGGAGTGCGCAACCGCCTGAAAGCTGCGGTGCTGTGGGACCGCTTCCGCCGCGCGGGAGGCGAACTGCCGCCGCTGCCGGCCGTGCGCACGAACACCGGCCCCAAGGGCATCAGCGAGGCGGTGCAGGCATACATCGAAGCCAACCCGGGCCGCACGCGCGCGCAGATCGCGGCAGGCGTGCCCTTCGATGCACAGCAGGTCGGGGCGGCGCTCACCAGCCTGTCGCGCAACGGGCGCGCGCACTGCCTTGGCAAGGATGGGCGCCCGGTCTGGTACGCCGGCAGCGAACGCGAGCGCAGAGCCGCCGCTCCGCGCGTGGCCAGCGTGTGGGAATTGGGCGCAGGACTATAGGAGGGACGACGGATGGGTGCAATCGCAATGGATTTCATGGCCATGGCCGGCCTGCGGGAACGCCCCGCGCGCCAGTTCGTGGATTTCGCATCGGTGCCGGTGAGCCAGTGGCGCATGCATGACCGCCTGGAGAACTGGGCACGCTGGGCGCGCGGCAGCCAGAAGCAGTCGGGCACGGGCTCGCCGATGTTCAGCCTGTACCGCTCCAGCGAAGCCAAGCGCGCCTACGGCGAAGAGACCACCGTGCCGATCGACGCCATGGATGCCCAGCGGGTCGCCAAGGGCATCGCCGTCCTGCCGGACAAGCACCGCCGGGCGATCCACTGGAACTACCTGCACCCGCGCAACCCCACGGGCGCCGCGCGCGAGCTGGGCGTCACCTTGCAAGGGCTCGCGGATCTGGTGAAAACCGCCCGCGTGATGCTGATCAACCGGGGCGTGTAAACCCGGATGTTGACAACGGCTGAGCGACCCGCATAAACTCAGCCGCAGCAGCTGAGCGCATACGCACGAAGAGCGGCACGTCCATGATGGAGGCCGTGGTGTCGGTGCAAAGCTCGCAGTCAGAGCCCTCCCGCATGGAGGGCTTTTCGCTTTCTGGCGCGCTCACATCCCGCGCTTGGGCGCCGACCCACTGACCAACACCGCTCGCGTAGCACCGCAGGGTCGCGTCGCCCAGCCTCATTCCCCGCAAACCCGGCAAGCATCCGAGCACCCGACTTCCTCCACGGGATTCCTGCAAGGACAAGCCGGCCCCAACCGCAGGCGGGCAAGCAGCGGCGCGGAGTCTGGACGGACCGCTGACATGCAGCAGCGAGGGGCCGCGCCAAGGCCGCACCTTTCCAAGGGACACGCGATGAACCTCATGCAACTCCTCGCCGCAGCAACCGGCAAACAGCCGCAGCTCGGGGGCATGGCTGGTGCCGCGCAGCAGATCATCGCGAGCCGTCCTTATCAGCTTCATGTCCAGGAAGCGCGTGCCCTCGGCCAGGAGCCGCTGTCTCCGCAGGAGTGGGCCGCGCAGCAGCAGTCGAACCCGCTGGCCAAGGTCGCGGGACAGTAAGTCTTTCACCCGCTTTGGCCGCGATGCTGCGTTGCAGCGTCACTAATGGCGAGGAGCAGCAGCATGGGACGACCGTCCGAGTATTCGCAGGAGATTGCAGACGCGATCTGTGAGCGCATCGCCGAGGGCGAACCACTGCGCGTGATCTGCCGGGAAGATGGCATGCCGGCGTGGCGAACGGTCTATGACTGGCTGTCCAAGCGCGAGGAGTTTTCCGCACGCTTCACGCGCGCGAGGGACATCGGCTTCGATGCGATCGCCGAGGAAGCGCTGGAGATCGCGAACACGCCGCTGGAAGGCGTGAGGATCGAAGTCGGCGACGACGGCAAGACCAAGACGGTCAGCGAGGACATGCTGGGGCACCGAAAGCTCCAGATCGAAACGCGCCTGAAGCTGCTGGCGAAGTGGGCGCCGAAGAAGTACGGCGACAAGCTGGACCTGAACCACGGCGGCAGCATTCGCACGACCGCCGACCTGTCGGACGCAGAACTTGCAGCCATCGCGGCAAGCGGCAGCCAGTGAGCTGCTGGCCCGGCGCAAGGCCCGGGCAGGTCTGCTGGCGTTCACGCAGTACACGAACCCGGCATATGCAGCGGCGCCGCACCATGCGCTGATCGCGCAGAAGCTGGAGGCTGTGGAGCGCGGCGAGATCAAGCGGCTGATGATCGCGATGCCGCCGCGGCACGGCAAATCGGAGTTGGCGAGCCGGCGCTTCCCGGCGTGGTTCATGGGCCGCAACGCCGACAAGCAGATCATCGCGGCGAGCTACAACAGCGACCTGGCGAACGACTTCGGCCGCGAGGTGCGCAACATCGTGGACGCGCCGGAGTTTCGCGCGCTGTTCGATGTGACGCTGGCGCAGGACTCGAAGGCGGCGAACCGCTGGCATACGAACACGGGCGGCATGTACGTCGCAGCCGGTGTCGGCACAGCCATCACGGGCCGCGGCGCCGACATCCTGCTGATCGATGACCCGTTCAAGGACAGGGAAGAAGCGGACAGCGAGCTGCGCCGACAGCGGGTGTGGGACTGGTACACGTCCACCGCCTACACGCGGCTGATGCCGGGCGGTGCGGTGATCGTCATCAACACGCGCTGGCACGACGACGACCTGTCGGGCCGGCTGATCTACGAGCAGGACAAGGGCGGCGACAAGTGGGACGTGCTCAGCCTGCCCGCCATCGGCGAGGACGGGCAGCCGCTGTGGCCCGAGTGGTATCCGCTGGAGCGCTTGGAGCAGATCCGCGGCGTGCTTCCCGCGCGCGACTGGAATGCGCTGTATCAGCAGAACCCGATTCCCGACGACGGGGACTATTTCAAGGGCGACTGGTTCGGCGAGTACGAGGTGCTGCCGGCCAACCTGAAGACCTACGGCGCGAGCGACTACGCCGTGACGGACGCGGGCGGCGACTACACCGAGCAGGGCGTCGCGGGCGTGGATGCGGTGGGCAACCTGTACGTGCTGGACTGGTGGAAGAAGCAGGCGACCTCGGACGTGTGGATCGAGGCGCAGTGCGACCTGATCGTCAAGCACCAACCGGCCGCGTGGTTCGGCGAGGCCGGGCCGATTCGCCGGGCCGTCGAGCCGTTCCTCATGCGCCGCATGAACGAGCGCCAGGCGTACTGCCGGCTGGAGTGGCTGGCATCGATCGCAGACAAGCCGACGCGCGCCCGGACGATCCAGGGCATGGCGTCGATGGGCAAGGTGTTCCTGCCGAAAAACGCACCGTGGAAGGGCGACCTGATGAACCAATTGATGCGTTTTCCGGCGGGCAAGCATGACGATGGAGTCGATGTGCTCAGCCTGTTCGGCCGCGGCCTGCAGATGATGGGCAAGCCCAGCACGGGCGGCTACGACTTCACCAAATCCGCTGCGGCGGGAGCGAGGGCCATCTGATGGCAGACGATCTGAAGCTGGCGCAAGAGCTGTACGAGGACGCCATCGCGGCGACCCGTGAGCAGCGCCAGCAGATCGAGGAAGACCTGCGCTTTTCCGATCCCTCGGACCCGCAGCAGTGGGACGAGAAGGTCAAGCGCCAGCGCGAGACCGACCCGGGCGGCGCGCGTCCGTGCCTCGTGATGGACCACACCGGCCAGTACGTCGCGAACGTCGCCGGCCAGATCAACAAGGCGCCGCCATCGATTCACACCGTGCCGGTGGGCTCGGGCTCGGACATCCAAGTGTCGGAGCAGTTGGACGGCATCCTGCGCCACATCGAGTACGCGAGCCGCGCGCAGACGCATTACGGCATTGCGCTCACGTCCGCGGCGCGCACGGGCGTGGGTTATCTCATCGTGCGGCCGGAGTACACCGACCGCGCGCTGGGCTACCAGGAGCCGCGCATCTCCTCCGAAGCCGATCCGCTGCGCGTGGTGCTGGACCCGTGGAGCGTGGCGCTGGATGGTTCGGACGCCGACTACGGCTTTCACCTCACGTCGCTGTCCGACCGCGAATTCAAGCGCCGCTACGGCAAGGCCGACCCCGTCAGCTTCGGGCAGGACGAGCGCAGCCAGACCGGCCAGAACGAGCGCAAGTCGATCGTCATCGCCGAGCAGTGGTACAAGCAGGAGGAGAACCGCAACGTGCTGGTGTGGACCGGCGCGGACGGCGAGGAGACCTCGGGCAGCGAGGACGAATACCACGCAGCTTGTCAGGCCGCGGGCATGACGCTGCCGTACCTGCGCAGCTACACCGACAAGTACCGCTGCGTGAAGTGGCGCACGCTCAGCGGCGAGGCGGTCCTGGAGACCGCGAAGAACGCGGACGGCACGGAAGCGGCCTATCCGGCCGACGCGATCGGCATCGTGCCCGTGTACGGCTACTGGGGCATCAAGGACGGCCGCATGACGTACTGCGGCATCCCCCGCCGTGGTCGCAACCCGCAGCGCGCCTACAACTACCACCAGAGCGAGCTGCTCGCTTTCATGGGGCAGTCGCCCAAGTCTCCTTACATGGCCTCCGTCCGGGCGATCCGCGGCCTCGAAGGGCTGTGGGACCGCGCCACGATCGAGTCGCGCGCCTACCTGCCGTTCAACGACCTGGACGAGAACGGCCAGGCGATCCCGATGCCGCAGCGGCAGAACGTGTCGGTGAACCTGCAGAACCACATCCAGGGCGCGCAGCAGGCGCTGCAGGATCTGGAAGCGTCGATCGGCATGTACCAGGCCAACCTGGGCGCTCCCAGCAACGAGCAGTCCGGCGTGGCGATCGACGCGCGCAAGGAGCAGGGCGAAGCGAGCACCTCGCACTTCCCGCAGAACCTCGCGGCATCTCTGGGTCAGGTCGGCCGGCTCATCGTGCAGATGATCCCCAAGCTGATCGACACCAAGCGCACGCAGCGCATCATGGGCATCGACATGACGCCCGGCGCCGTGACGGTGGACCCCGAGCAGCAGCAGGCCGTGCAGCAGACGCCGCAGGGCATCGCGATCAACCCGAGTGTTGGCACCTACGATGTCCGCGTCGTTGTCGGGGCGTCCTACTCAACGCAGCGCAGCCAGGCGCAGACCGCGCTCGCGGAGGTGATGCGCAACAACCCGAACCTCACGCCCGCGATCGCGCCGCTGTGGGCGCAGAACCTGGACATCCCGCACGCCGACAAGCTCGCGCAGGTGCTCGCCGCCATGGCGCCGCCGGCGGTGCAGCAGATCCTGAACCCGGACGCGGCCAACAAGCCGCAGCCCGAGCAGCTCGCGCAGCAGGTCCAGCAGCTGCAGTCCGGCCTGCAGGAGGCCATCCAGCACGCGCACGACGCGCAGGCCGAGGCCGACGAGGCCAACGCCAAGCTGCAAGACAAGA